ACTTTTAAAGCTTCCATAACTTAAGACTCCTGTTTTGTACGCATAAGATCTTTAGCTCTATCTAAAGTCAGGTCGTAAGAGCCAGCCCACAAGTGAAAACCTTCCTGGCTAGCATTAAAACGGTGCACACTGTACAACTTAGAATACCCTGCGCCTTTACAGATAAGGACTCCCCGAAAAGAGGCGGAACCCTGGAAACGTTCAGCCACTCCTGAGAAGTGTTCAACCTTCCATCCTTTAGCCTGGATAAACTGCTCTGCTGATAGTGCTGCGTCTGCTAGTGTGAAAGGCGACTGCGTATCTAGTTTTTGCTTATTCATTTTTTTTACTCTCCCCAGTAAAATTAAAACTTAAATGTGAAAGATCGTTTGATCTGCTCTGGTGTAAGTTTAACGGCTTCCCAGTCCGCTCCCTGCTCTGGCTTACACTCAACAATATCCCAGGCATAAACAGAACCCGTTTCTGTGTAATACCCTTCAACGGTGGCCATTCTAATATTACCCCGTTTATTGTCGGCCATAGTAGCGAACCAACCGTTTTTTAGTTTAATGCGCATGCCTTTTTTGATGTCGTTCGTTTTCATTTTTTACTCTCCTGTGTTGTTTACAAAATCAATTGTACAGACATAAACCAGCAAATAAAACAGTTTTTCGCTATCCATCTGCAGCCGATACCCACCAGGCAGCCTGTAACAGCCACAGGAGACGTTTTAGATATAAAGTTGAGCCAACCTACAGGGTAAGCTTAGAAGAGCTTAGAGAGCCTGTACGGATATATAACTCTATATAGAGCTTAAATCCTGTGTGCCATTTTTTTGATCTAAAAATAGAAAAGCCCTCACGATGGAGGGCCTTACAGATTACTTTTTGTACAGATTATTTAGTGCTATCTAGCCTGGAGTCACTGACCATAAAATCAAAGCAGCCAGTGCTATACGCATAGTTAAAGAACTAAACAGTCCTAGTATGAATCCTACAATAACCATAAGTTATTTACCTCTCTTAACTTTCTTGTTATGAACGATACGAATCTCAATGCGTTGACCCATAGCTTCTTTAATACGTTCTACATAGACAGTGTTGTCTGTGATAACTGTAGGAACCATATCCCCTTTTCTGTATATCTCATATGCGATTGTGTTCATGTGTCTTCTCTCCTGTATGTGTTAAGACATGATCAGGTTACAACATACAGATACCGTAAAGCAATACCTATACCTGCTTTAGAAGAATACTATATGTATATATATATTATATATGTAGACCGGGCGGCAGGGACAAGCGTAGCTTATCGGTTGCACACCTATCTGTAAAGTAAAAGCAAAAATGCTTTCTTAATGTGACAAAGTCCTATATTCTCTTATAGGAAACTGTCACTTTAAGGAGAGGTGAATTCATGGAAGTAATTGAATGCATATTCGAGTGTAAACTATGCGGCAAGCTAGAAGAGATAAGGTATAAATCTGTAGATTATGATGCAGGCTACTGCGCTAAGTACAAGACGTGTGCCCAATGTTACATAGATATACACGGAGATGATTGGGACGATATACCAGGACACAGGGGGTAACATGAACGTTAAAGACTATATAGACTCTATAGGCTTAACTGACGGAGAGACTCGTAGAAGCTCCTGTCCAGTTTGTGGAGGTCGTAACACATTCACCTGTAGCCGCAATATTGGTAAAGTTATCTACAACTGCTATAAAGCCTCCTGTGGGCTTTCTGGGGCTTACCTGAAGGATCGTACTCCCTCAGAGATAAAAGCTCTCCTAGAGGCTCACAGAGCGTCTCAGGACCATATACATTTTACACTGCCGGACAATCTAGTATCAGGCAAGCATAACCAGGCCGTTCAAGCCTATGCTACTTCAGTTCATGCAGAGGATGCTGATCTGATGTATGACCCTGAAGAACACAGGGCAGTCTTCGTCATAAGAGATACGGATACGCTATCTCCCGTGGGTGCTGTGGGTAGAGCTTTGAATAAGAACATGATACCTAAGTGGAAGCGGTATGATCGTAGGAGAGATCTGCTATACATCACAGGTAGAGGTGAAGCTGCTGTAGTAGTAGAAGATTGTGCCTCTGCTACTGCGGTAGCCTCTGCTGGATACACAGGCATAGCACTGCTAGGCACTAACATATCGTCAGAGATGATACCTAACCTGTCTAAGTTTGATAACGTGATCATAGCCCTGGATAAAGATGCCAGTCGTAAAGCTATAAAACTTAAGAAACTACTTGAAATCTATACTAAAACTAGTGTAAGATTCTTACCAGATGACCTGAAATACTTCTCTCCCGCTCGTATTCGGGCCATCTTATCTCTCTCCTAACTTAATGCCCCTCCTCGTGAGGGGCTTTTTTTATGATTTTTTTAGTGCTACACTCGCAACCTCAGTAAACCCAAAGAGAGAAAACATAATGAAACCAGAACTATTAAAACTATTAATGAGCCGGGACTTCTATCTAGGTAACAAGCACAGAGTAAAAGAGTCTATGTTTGATGACTCTGACCTCAAGCCTATCTACCGCACCATCATCGATGCCCACAAAAAGTTTGATACTGATCTATCTCCTGCTGACGTTATGGCCCTCTACGAATCTGCTAACCCTGCAGAGACTCGCAGTAAGCGTGAGAACCTACGGACACTACTATCAGACATTATGAGCAAAGATGCACTGACGGAAGCTATTGCGGAAGATGTACTCCACAAAGCCTACCAACAAGACGTAGGCATGCGCATAGCTAACATGGGACTACAGATCAGTGAAGGTCTTAAGGACAGTCTGTCGGATATCCGAGATTACTTGAGTCATGTTAACGAAGACTTTTCTACTAAGCAGTCTAGCATTGAGCCTTGTACTACAGATATCGATGAGCTATTCGCACAGCTAGATGAGATGCCTCGTTGGAAGTTTAACATCCCGGCCTTGAACAATAAGGTAGAAGGTATAGCTGCAGGTGAGCTATGTATCGTGTTCGCACGACCTGAGACAGGTAAGACAGCTGCACACGTATCCTTTGCTTATGGTCCTGGCGGTTGGGCTGAACAAGGTGCTGACGTTCATACGTTTGTTAACGAGGAGCCTAGCAAGCGTACGATGGTACGAGCTATATCCGCATGGACTGGTATCACCCGTGATGAGATAGAAGAAGATCCTGCGTTTGCTCGTGATGAGTGGAGATCTATAAAAGATAATGTGAACATGGCAGATGCTCATGGTATGTCTATGGATGAATTAGAAGTCTATTGCGAGAAGCATAACCCAGACATTATCGTTGTAGATCAATTAGATAAGATGCAGATCACAGGTAACTTCGCACGTACTGACGAGAAGCTGAGAGCTATCTACACGAAAGCCAGGGACATTGCTCAGCGTTATAACCTAGCATTCGTTGCTGTGTCTCAAGCATCTGCAGAGGCTGAAGGCAAGACCCGATTGAACCCTACAGAGATGGAAGGAAGTAAGACTGGTAAGTTTGCAGAGGCGGACATGATCATAGGTATTGGTCGTACTGAGCTAGGTGCAGACGAAGATCCAGACTACACTCGTTACCTGACTGTAGGTAAGAATAAGATTACTGGCTGGCACGGTGTAGTAATCTGTATGTTAGAACCAAAGGTATCCCGCTATGTCGCTTGATCATATGACCATAATGGTTGTTGATGTAGAGAACACTGTTCAGAAGACTGAGAAAGGTAAGCTGGACGGTAGTCCGTTCAACCATAAAAACTATCTTGTGTCCGTTGGTATTGGTCCGATAGATACAGAATTGAAAGAGGTTAGCTGCGAGTACTTCATGTTTAAGCATGATGAGCTTATAGAAGACTCCTACGAAAAGGAGGTAAAAGTAGCTAAGTTCCGTGAAATGCTTGCATCTGCAGACATGTTAGTAGGCCACAACATTAAGCACGACCTACATTGGTTGCGTGAAGCTGGCTTCGACATAGACAATAAGATCTATTACTGCACGATGGTAGGCGAGTATGTTCTATCTCGTGGGCGTAAATGGCCATTGTCTTTGAAAGAATCTGCTATCCGCAATGAGGTCACGCTTAAGAAGTCTGACCTGGTAGATGGCATGTTCAAGAAAGGTATTGGCTTTGAGTCTATGCCTATCGAAGTGGTAGAAGAGTATGGTATTGCCGACTGCATATCCTGTGGCGAGCTGTTCCTTAGCCAGTTGGAGCAGTACAGCATGCCAGACAGTAAAGGCCTGCGCCAGACTCGCAACCTAATGAACCAGATGCTAGAGGTTCTACTGGACATGGAGCGCAATGGCATCTACATCAACCTACAAGAGCTAGATGATGTAGAGGTCGAGTACACCCGTGAGAAAGAACAGATTGAGCAGACGCTAAGAGATATAGTATCAGAGGTCATGGGCGACATGCCTGTGAACCTTAACAGCCCTGCTCAGCTATCTGAAGTTATCTATAGCCGCAAGGTTAACGATAAGAACAAATGGCGTGAGGCATTTAATATTGGTCTGGACTCTAAAGGCAAGCCTTTGCGCAGGCCGTTCATGAAAGATAAGGAGTTTGCCTTACATGTTAAAACTAATACTACTGTCTTGTACCGTAAGTCTGCTGAGTGTTGTATGGCTTGTAATGGTGAAGGATCTTTTCAGAAGATTAGGAAAGACGGAAAGCCTTACAAGAACAGAACTAAATGTACAAGCTGTGGTGGTACTGGCCTTGTCTATATCGATACTGACCGGGTCGCTGGCCTTAAGCTTAAGCCTTCAGGAATCAGCATGGTCTCAGCAAACGGATTCGTTACAGACAAAGGATCTATCGACTACCTTATTAAGCAGGCAGGACTCAAGAACAACGTTACAGCTATATCGTTTCTAGAGAACATACGCAGACTGAATGCTGTTTCTACCTACTTGAACTCTTTCTGTGGTGGCATCAGACGTAACACTCGTGAAGATGGACTGCTACACACTACCTTCAACCAGTGCATTACCGCTACAGGTCGTCTGTCGTCTAGTGACCCTAACTTCCAGAACCAGCCACGAGGTGGTACGTTCCCTGTACGTAGAGCCGTAGTGTCTCGCTTTGAAGGTGGAGAGATCATGGAGGCAGACTTCTCAGGTCTAGAGTTCCGTGTAGCCGGTGAGCTATCTCGTGACCCACAGATCATTGAGGATATCCTGTCTGGTAAGGATGTGCATAAGCAGACAGCAGCCATCATCAATCAGTGTGAGGTGTCTGAAGTAACTAAAGACATGCGCCAAGGAGCTAAAGCATATACGTTTGCTCCTCTGTATGGTGGCAAGGGAGGCGGGGAACCTCCTCACGTTAAGAACTATTTCGTTGAGTACTTCAACATCTATGAAGGATTGTCTGAGTGGCACGATAAGCTACGCAGCCAGGTACTCAATGACGGTAAGCTAACTCTACCTAGTGGCAGGGAACTGGCATGGGATAACGTACAGCGTATGCAGAATGGTTCTGTTACGTACGCTACCCAGATAGTTAACTACCCGGTACAGAGTTTTGCTACAGCAGATATCGTACCTCTAGCTTGTGTCCGAGCGCATCATAAAATGAAGAGCGCCACTCATCTCAAGTCTAAGATCGTACTGACTGTACACGATTCGATTGTAGTAGACATCTA